CAAGTACAGGGTAAAATACATTACATCGGTAATGCGTTTCCGCACAACTATGCAGATGCATGGGATGACGAACGTGGTATGATGATACTTGATCGTGAAAACGACAAAGAGCCTGAATACATTAACTGGTGGAACTGTCCTAAATATCGTACAGTAAAACTTTCGCAATTATTAGATCCAGATAGCGATATAATAAAGCCTAAAATGTATTTGCGAGTTACACTTGATTTACCTGTAAGTTATGAAGAAGCACAGTTTATCAAAGAAAACTATATCTCACAACACGGTTGTAGAGAAATTACATTAATACCGCAAAAACAAGAAGAAGAAATTACAACAGATTTAGATATTACTCAATTTGAAACAGTTGACGAAATTGTATCTAAAGAAATCGCAGAAATTGACACAAACAACTTCAACAAGAAGACGCTAATGGACATTTATAACGACCTATGATACGTATTAAAGATTTAACCGTAAAGAACTTCATGAGTGTGGGCAATCAGACCCAGGCTGTAGATTTCAATAAAGCAAAACTAACACTTGTATTAGGTGAAAACTTAGATCAAGGTGGTGACGATAGTGGATCACGTAATGGTACTGGTAAAACAACAATTATTAATGCACTAAGTTATGCATTATATGGTACTGCACTTACAAACATTAAACGTAACAACCTTATTAATAAGACTAATAGCAAAGGTATGGTTGTTTCGCTTGATTTTGAAAAGGACAATATACAGTATAAAATAGAACGTGGAAGATCTCCGACATTTTTTAAGTTTTTTATTAATAATGAAGAACAAGTAGATGACGAATCGCAAGGTGATAGTCGTAAAACACAGGAATATTTGAACGATTTATTAGGTATGAGTCACGATATGTTTAAGCATATTGTTGCATTAAACACATATTCTGAGCCGTTTTTAAGTATGCGAGTTAACGATCAACGTGCTATTATTGAACAATTACTTGGTATTACTATTCTTAGTGAAAAAGCAGACAATTTAAAAGAACAAGTTCGTAATACTAAAGATGCAATTACACAAGAAACGCTAAAAATTGAAGCAACGCAAACTGCTAACAGTAAAATTGAGTCAACTATTGCAAGTTTGCAAAGCAATCAAAAAGCATGGCTTTCAAAACGTACTACTGATACAATAAAACTAAAAGAAGCCATTAACGAATTAGAACATTTAGACATTGAGGTTGAATTAGAATCGCATGAAAAACTGTCTAATTGGAATGAACATAATAATGCTATTTTAGCCCTTAAGAAAGAGCTTAGTACATTAGAGCCTGCACTACAACGTGCTGATAAAAGTGTTGATAAGTTGACTAAGGATATTGCAGATTTAGAAGATGCTAAATGTTATACCTGTGGTCAAGATTTACATGCAGATAAAAAAGCAGAAATTGCAGAACGTAAGAAAAAAGAACTTGAAGATGCACTAGCATATCAAACAGAAATAAGTGGTAAACTTTTAGAGGTTACAAAAGGCTTAAAAGACATTGGTGATATTAATGGTAAACCTAGTGTGTTTTATGATACTGCTAAAGAAGCATATGAACATAGACAAAATGTTGACAGTCTAAAGCAGGCATACGAGTCTAAGAAAGATGAACAAGATCCGTATGAAGCACAAATTAATGAACTTAATGAAAGTGCAATACAAGAAATTGATTGGACGCCTGTAAACGAACTTACAACATACAAAGAACATCAAGACTTTATGTTAAAACTGTTGACAAACAAAGACAGTTTTATACGTAAAAAGATTATCGAACAAAACCTAATGTATCTTAATAATAGACTTACATACTATCTTGATAGATTAGGATTGCCACATCAAGTTGTATTCCAAAACGACTTAGTTGTTGAAATTACACAACTTGGTCAAGACTTAGACTTTGATAACTTGTCAAGAGGCGAACGTAACAGACTTATATTAGGTTTGTCGTTTGCATTTAGAGATGTTTGGGAAAGTTTATATCAGAACATTAACTTGTTGTTTATAGACGAGTTAATTGATAGTGGTATGGATACAGCAGGTGTAGAAAGTTCATTAAGTGTGCTGAAGAAAATGGCACGTGAACGTGAAAAGAACATTTATTTAATTAGTCACAAAGACGAACTTGTAGGTCGAGTAAACACAATACTAAAAGTTGTTAAAGAGAACGGTTTTACAAGTTATGAAAATGATGTAGAAGTAGTGGAATGATAGACGACGATACACATGACAAGTTAACTAAGGCTTACATGGAGTACTTTAAATCTAACGAGGCTTACGAGTCTCGTAAATCACACAGAACTCATGCTAGTAGCAGACGCTGGTTAAGAGAAATTAGAAGTCTTGCAAAAACAAGAATGGAAGAGATACACGACACGTATCAAACCAAGAAACAGGCAGAAAAACAAGGCAAGTAATAAGTATCACTATGAAGTGGACTTATCAAGGCAAAGAGGTAGAAAACATACCGGACGAATACGAAGGTTTTGTTTATCTCATTACTAATACGACCACTGGGCAAAAATACATAGGCAAAAAACTAGCAAAATTTAAAACTACTAAGCCACCACTAAAAGGCAAGAAAAACAAAAGACGCGGCACTAAAGAAAGCGATTGGAAAACTTACTGGGGATCCAGTGATAGACTAAACGCAGATGTTGCAGAACTAGGCGAAGACAAGTTTACAAGAGAAATATTATACCTATGTAAAGGTAGGGGCGAAATGTCCTACATAGAGGCACGAGAGCAGTTTGATAGGCGAGTACTTGAAACAGATGACTACTATAATGGTATCATTAATGTTAGAGTAGGCGGATCGGACAAACTTAAACAGGCATTGCTAGAACAACACATACAGGCAAAACATTCCAACACATAAGGTTAGCGGGCCGGATTAGAAATACCGCTGTGGAAAAAGCTCTCGTATAGAAGCACACGTACATATTGATTGACACACCAGAGTGTGGAAGCCACCAAACAAATTGGGCTCACTAGTTGATATAGATTGAATGTTGGCAGTCGAAAAACACAACACAGTTCATAAAAACCCTTTAGCATTAGGAACGAAGCGAGGGAATATTGTATACTGTAGTTTACATTATCCTGGATAATGTATATTATAATGTACATAATGTCGACGTAGGTTGGGAAAGGTCAGAGCCCATTGAACTAAGTGTATAAACAATTACCTACTTCCAAGTCTCGGCTGTGACGGACTCACATGAAGTGCCAAGATTAGATGGAACCATAAACAGGTTCCGTCTGACTGAAACAATCTACATGAAGCAATTACAATATTACTATCGTAATATTGCTTTAATTCATATCTATTACTTCTATCACGCATAATATTAAATACGAAGTAAACAGTTTGAGCGTTAGCGAAAACTTTATTCGCGTAGCGAATAATATAAATACACTTAATAAACATTCTTTAAGGATAACTCAGAAAATGCGTGTACAAGATATTATAATAGCAGAAGCAAAAGCTGATCCAGATGTAGTGGAAAAATTTGCAGGTGTAAGTGATAGTCAAAGATCTTACTATATTATGAAATGGGCTGAAGGAAAAGGTATCGATACAGATGATGCTATGGAAATGGCTGGTTATACAAAAGGATCGTATAGAGGCTATGGATCATACGATTGGCATTACAATCCACCACGTGAAAGTGTAGCAAACGAAGCACCTGTTGGGCTATTAAAACAAGTAGGACGTAAAATTGGTGCTAAAGCCGCTAGTGCAGTTGGCATGAAAGGCACAGCCGCTAAATTAAGTGGTGCCGCTGAAGTAGGTGACGAAGCAAGACAGTTAAAAGTAGCACTTCAAGGTTATGCAGGTAAAACTGGTATAAACATAAAACAAATGCAAGGTCCACAACTTGCGGCATTTTTAAAATCAAAAGGTTATCCAAATATGCACCTTCAAGGTGTACAAGGCATAATGACGCCTAAACAAATAGATCAAGCAATAATGACTGCGGCTCAAGATGCCGCAAAAGCAGACGGTGACGGTACAGCAGGAACTAGCCAAGCACCGGCACAACCTAGTGCGCCTGCCGCAGGAGCGGCTAAAGGAACTAATGTAGCAGGAAAACCTACTACAGCACAAGCACCACAAGTTGACAAAAACAAAGATGGCAAAGACGATGCTACAGGTGAGCCAATGGGTGCAAAAGTTATTCCAATGAAAAAGCCAGGAGCAGGTATTACTCCTGAAATGCAAAAACAACTAGATGCACTTACACCAACTGAGAAAAAAGTACTGGCTGGAGCAATATAATGAAACTACAAGAAGTAACAGGATTTAATTCACGTACAGCAACTATCCTTAACGAAGGATATCAAGACCTAACTGAACAACAAATACTTTATTTAGGCAAGTGGGAAAAAGAACTTTGGCCACTAGTTGAACAGTATACAAAATTAGCAGAACAAGAACTTACTAAGCAACAAGTATTAGACATCTTTAGCGGTGCTGAACAAGTTGCTATGGACAGCGGTGATAATAAAACAGTTGCAGGTAAAGTAGGTGCAGGTGCGGCGGCTGTTGCTAAACTACCTGTTGATATTGCTAAAAAGGTTGATGCTAAAATTAACGAACTAGGCAGATTAGCACAAAATGCTGGTCCAGTTAAAAACGCAGATCAAAAGTTTGAAGATCTTAAAAAACAAATTACAGCAAACAACAGTGACAGTAAAATTGTACAAGGTATACAAAAAATAAGTGACTGGGCAAAAGAAAATCCAGGTAAAGCAAGTATAGCAGTTGGTGTTCTAACTACTATGGCGGCATTTGCAGGTGGTCCAGCAGGCGGTGCGGCCGCAGGTTTAATACTACGTGCATCTAAAGATTTATTGCAAGGTGAAAAACTTTCAACAGCAGTTGGTAAGTCAGTTAAAACAGCGGCATATGGTGCTCTTGCTGGTCTAGCAATTAAAGGCTTAACTGACGGTATGGTTGATAACATTGCAACAGGTAGTGAAGCAGAAGCAGATGCAATGATGGACGGGTTTGCGGCAGATAACTTTAAATCAGCAGTAGACAGTGCGGCATCTGATGCCGGATTTGATGCAGGCGTACTAGATGGTGCAATGGATTATAGTTCTTCAGGTAATATTAATGGTTTCTATTACAATTATGATATGACTATGACTGCTGATCAAGTATCACAATATAAAGCACTTGCAAGTGCGGCTTCTAGTGCAGAAACATTTAGTCCTGAATATTATGAAGCGGCAGGTAAGTTACACGGATTCTTATCAACAACACAACAAGCAAACGCAGATTTATCAGCACTATCAGATACAATTAAAAACATTCCAAAAGAAGTGTGGACAGGCGATCAATTAGATGCGGCTATTGCTGTTCTTGACAATGCTGAAGAAGCAGTTCAAGCAGTATCAGCAGTTGGCGGCGCGGCAGGCGCGGCGGCACAAGGTGCTCTTGCAACAGTTGATGACAAAAACAAAGAAATGCACAAAATTAAGCCAATTGATCCTGATGAAAAGAAACAACTTGAATTAGATCTCAAAGGCGGAAGCGATGCAACTCCAGTAGATAAAGACTTTGACAAAAGTCAAAAGTTAAGCGACTTTGGTAAAGTTGGCGAAACATTGTCAATGGAAGAAAAGTATGAATTATATCTAGCAGAAGCAGATCCTGCACAAGGTGAATTACCTTTAAACAATCCTAATACACTAGGTGCTAAACTAAAACGTGGAGCAGGAAACTTAGCAGGTAAAGCCGCAGGCGCAGTAAAGGGCGCGGCAAGTTCAGCGGCAGGAGCAGTTAAACAAACTGCAAAAAATGTAGGTAATAAAGTTACTGCTGATAAACTTACTAAACAATGGACTAAGATGGGATCACCATTAGATTCAGGTAGTATTGCTAATATACTAGCAGATGCTGGTATGAGTAACGACCAAATACAAAGCATTGGATCAACACAAAAAGTAGAATTAGAACCATCTAAGCCCCAACAAGATCCTGAAACACAGCCAGATGCACCGAGTACGGATACAGCACAAAAAGGTGCGGATTCGGAACAACCAAGTGCTAAAACACCACCAGCAGTTAAAGATGCACCTATTAAAAAGGGTACTATAATGAACAAAGGTGGTAAAGATTACGAATGGGCAGGCGCACTATGGGTTGACACAGAAACAAATAAACCTGTTGGTGTACAAGCAAGTTTTGATATGGGATTACCAAATCCTAAATTTACTGCAATTCTTAAGGCTGTTAAAGCTGATCCAGAATTAGGAAAATTAGTAAAAGCACAACTTACTGCTAAAGGTGTAAAACCGGGTACTGCACAAGCAGGACAAGCGGCACAAGCAGGTGTTAAAGGAACTGAAAAACTTAAGACTGCTTAAAAATAAGGTAGTCCGCTTTTCTTTGTAGTTTCGAAATTGTCTTCAACCATTTTACCAATTATTTCTCGTTCTTCAGGTCCGAGATAATAGGCTTCTTCGTAGGTTAGACCTCCACGCATCAACCAACATAATTTAGTAAGTTCTAATTTAAACTGTTTAGATTCTTGTTCAAGGACCTTAACTTCTTCTAGGATCTCTGGGACGGTCCACGTCAGGATCCTTATTCGAAAAAATTCGACTGATCGAATGTAATTGGTACTTCGTAAGTTTCTGGAACACCTTGTAATTTTTCTTCGTCAGTTGCTTGTGCAATTAACGGCTTTAGTGTAAACTTGTCTTTTTCTGCTTCTAAGTGTGTTTGAATACTATTAAAAAATGTTTTATCTGCATTTTTAATAAAGTCAAGTATATGTGTTCTGTTAGTTACTAATATTGGATCATCATTTTCTTGTTGTATCTCAATACTTTTAATACCTTTAACCATCATGTCTACAGTTAGTTCAGTAAGTTTTGCAAACGAGTTTGTAAATGCTTGGAGTTTATCTTCTTCTTTCATTGAATCGTCGTTAACAACATTAAAGATACGTTGTTCTTCAAATGTTTTCAAAGCACCGTCTGTAAATTCTCTGTAATTTAATGGACGTAAACGTATTGTCATTTCCGGTAGCATTACA